ATTACCTAGGTAGTTTTCCTTAATCGGTTGATTCATCTTTTATTTGTTTCTTGATTAATTTTTGTAACTCTCCAGTGCTGCCAACAAACAAAGTATTATTAACTGTGTTTGGACCTTTACCTGTTTCATTAGTAATGTCTTGTTTCTTTTTTGTAAGATCCATAAGTGACATATTGGCATCAGCCAATACTTTTACTAATGTTGCTACTACTTCAAAAGCTCTAGGATGTTGACTTGCTTGTGCTACTTCAAGTAATTCAGAAAGAGCATGACTTCCTTGCTCAACGACATTATATAAATTGCCGCGTGCATATTCGAAATCATTTTCTACTTTTGAATCTTGAACTATGTCTCGAGCTTTTGCTATATCCTGTTTAATAGGATCGAGTTCTAAAAATTCACCAATTTTATCATTATCCATTTTCTACCGTCTTATTAATAATGTAACCAAAGTTATCATTTGCAGTAATACTATCTATATTTATACTTGCACTAGAATTACTGGTTGGATTACCGTTGGCATCAAGTCCTGGTTTAATGACTACTTTAGATGCTTCATCTTCTCCATCTAGTTGAAATACATTAGGATCAGATTCATCTACAAAGAATCTTGTATTAGCAGTTCTTATTAATCCAGCTTGATCGTTTACTCTTCCGAAGAGATAACCCTTGACAACAAAGTCAATAGTGTGTATAATAGCTCTTCGTGTTATAAAGTCGCCTTCAAAACTATCTTCAGTTTGTAATGATTGAAATACTACCGGAATGTCCATCTTAATATCCATATCATCTACGAGCTTTAATGTTGCTGTATATTCAGGAGTAAAGAAAGGTAATATTTGTTCTAATATTCTAACACCATCTTCTGCATTCTTAACAGCAATAGCTAATGAGAATGTAATATCAAACGGAGTTGGTGTGAACATTGATTTGTAATTATGATTATCGCCTGACTTTGTATTGTATATTTTCTTAGCAGGATTTAATCTTCTTTCAGGAGCATAAGTAAAGGATGTCATTTCAAATGCCATTCTAGGTAATTGAACTGCTACTTGTCTATCTAGGTTAGGATCTACATTTATTCTTTCTATAAATCCAGCTCTTGGTGCATATGATATAGGCACACGAATAGATTGTATGACATCACCAGAACTATCTGTCCTATCAATTTCTATTTGATTAAACAGAGTTCCAAAGTATATAACATACTTTCTTATAATCCCGTTGTAAAACTTTTGACCAAACATTAGAATAAGTTCTCCGAGAATGGATTAACTTCTGAGAAGTCTATAAATCCAGATGCACCGCCTTGGAAGAAATCAGAATCATCATCTTTATCTACAAGTCGTTTACTATAGTTATCATTAATTAAGTATTCGCCATTCTCTAATGCTAAAATTGCTCCTGCTTCTGTTGACAGATTAGCTGCCGTTAGTGCGTAAGATTGAGACTCATCTACTTCTATATTATCTATAGTAGCTAAACCAGTATCAAGTCTTTCATCACTATATTCGAATCTTTCACAAGATATATCATACATATAAAGGTTGCCTAATTGATAAAATGGTGTATCATGTTCTACGAATTTAATTTCGAACAAAGCACCTTTAGCATTAGGTAATGAACCTTTAATCCAAGGTAGATATATTAAATCACCTTCTCTAGGTCTTGTAATAGAAGTATCCCATTCGGTTACTTCTTCTTCAAATCGTCTACGTGCCATAGACAATGTTACTTGATCTCTTATCTCTAAACCAAACCTTGTTAAGAAATCACCTTCGCCTGCAAATCCTTCTACGTCTTTAATATACATTTCTAAAGGATAAGCACCAGCAAACTGCGATACAGTATCTTCAGAAAATAGTTGATCGGAGTTGACTACCGTTCTAGGTAGGAAATATGCTTCTTGACCATATATAGATATGGCTTCAATTACTAATGATTCTAATAAGCGTTGTTCGCCGCTAGCTTCATAGTTTTGAAAGTAATTTGATCTGGCCATACTATCATCCTATCATATCAGTTACAGGTAAGCTGTAGGATGCGATGACCTCCTCTTCTAATTTAGTAATTTCTTGAAGAGCCTCATCCTGTATTTTTGCACTATTAAATGTTACACCACCAGGTAGTTGTAAGCCTTCATACTTCGCTAGGTTAGAACCCCACTGATATTTTATTTTTGCGGTAGCATAATTTTGTAACCATCTATCTTTCCAAACATCAGTATATGTATCTGGATCAACTATCTGATAAGCTTCTGCAATGATTATTTCGCCAGCTTGAACCTTATCCCAATCCATATCGACATATAATCTATTAATATGTCTATTATATCTGATAGGTTGTCTTCCTACTAAGATTTCCTCAATAAACCTAATATGCATCATATTAGTATAATAGGTTACTAAGGATTGGTTAAATGAAGTAAGATCATACAAATCATTTAAAGCGATTTGATATCTTATGTTAAATAAGTTGTTTGTTGATAAAGCATCACCAATATCAAATATTCTAACAGCACCAATTATATTTTCTGGCACTGCTAAATATCCGTTATCTATATCGGTTTGAGTTAAAGTCCACTTATAGAATGTTCTTTCGGATCCATCAAAGTGATAATCCCAATAGAAAGATAGAGCTTCATCAATTCTATCTTCTGTTTGATCGTCTTCTATATTAATTTCAATAACTGGAAAACCTAACTTTCTTAGGCAATAGTCTTTGAATTGTGTTCTGCTAGTAGGTTGGGCCATTTATATTACCCCCATACTACCGTGCCAGATGCGTTATAGACCTTAAATACTCTGTTTGAACTATCTCTTAAATCACCATCAACATCTACATTATCAAATGTAACATCATCAGATGTTCCAACTGATTGACCAATATGAACACCAGTAGAGTTTACAGTTGTTCCTGTTCCTGCTTTAACCCAAACACCTGTTGAGTTAGCAACAACACCATTATTAGCTTGAACAGTAAGTGTTCTTGTAGCTGCGATAGTACCACCGCCAGTTAAACCATTACCAGCTGTTACTGATACTGAACTATGATCTATGTTCTCATTAGCAACATATCCGGATAGGTTATGAATATCAATATTAGATTCTGCTACGAATACACCAGATGAATTAGATACTACTTGTGAGTTACCAGCTGCAACAGCTATAGTTGGAGTTCCACCTTCTGCTGAAGAAGATCCTGTAATACCATTACCAGCTGTAATAGTTGCTACATAGTTACCTGAAGTATCTGTTCCAAGAGCAATATCATTTGCTTTAGTGTGGAATGCATATTCAGAACCACCATTTAATTTGTGAGTCCATCTATCAGTAGATTCATCCCAATACAATACTGCATTAGCGGCTGAACCTCTATTTACTCTAATACCTACATCAGCTGAAGGAGCTGAACCAGATGATAACCCACTATTTAAAACAATGATGTCATCATTAACTGTTAGGTTAGTAGCATCGATAGTTACTGTAGCACCCGATACTGTTAAGTTACCAGATACAGTTAAGTCATTAAACTCTACATTATCTGAAGTACCTAATGCTTGTGGTAAATGAACACCTGTAGCATTTACAGTGATACCAGTTCCAGCTTTAACAAATATACCAGATGAATTAGATACTGTACCATTGTTTGCTTTAACTGTCAACGTTCTAGAAGCAGTTATATCACCACCTCCTGATAAACCATTACCAGCAGTTATACTTACTGAACCGTGATTAATATGTTCATTAGCTACAAAGTTAGATAAGCTATCGTGATCTATTTGACCATCATTAGTAAATACACCATCACTGCTTACTGTAATACCAGTATTACCTACAACTGTTAAAGTTCTATCAGCAGCAATAGTACCACCACCAGTTAAACCGTTACCTGCATTTACAGATACACTAGAGTGATCTATATGCTCATTAGCTACAAAGCCAGATAAGTCATCGTGAACAATAGCTGCGTCATTAGTATGAAGACCAGTTGAATTAGCTACAATACC